CAGGCTATCAAAGAAATAGTTGCATATTTTGGTTTAGAGGGGTCATATAATGAAAAGGAAAAGAGTTGCTCTTGTCCATGGCATCGAGATAAAACCCCTTCCTTTATCTGGAATCCAAAAAACAATTCGTTCCATTGTTTTAGTTGTTCTCGTAATTTTGGCATAATAGATTTATATTTAGCACAGGGTATGACATACTTAGAGGCTGTAGAAAAACTTTTTAAAGAGGTTGATATGGAATACAACTTTTCGCAAAGAGGGGCTACTACAAATTCTGCGTATAGATATCCAAAGCATGAACATTCTGACAGAACTAATGTTGAAAATTATTTGGGATTGCGTAAGATAAGCAAAAAAACCTTAGATTATGCTGATGTTCAAAGCGACCAATATGGGAATGTGGCATTTCATTATTACAATAGTAATGATGTTTTGATGACGGTTAAATATAGATTGGGGCGCAAGTTCAATAAAGAAATAGACCATAACAAATGTTGGTCTCAAAAGGATGCCGACTTTGCACCGCTATTATTTAATATGAACAGGGTTGACCCATCTAAACCCTTAGTAATAGTAGAGGGTGAAACAGATTGTTTGTCAGTACTAGAATCTGGTTATGTTAATGCCGTTTCAATACCAAACGGCTGTTCCAATATGAAATGGATAGAATATAACTGGGACTGGTTAGAGCAGTTTGATAAAATTATTGTATGGTTTGATAATGACGAGCCGGGCATAAAGGCTCGTAATGAAGCAATCTATAGACTTGGCACTTGGCGTACTTATTTTGTAGAGTTAGAAGAAGACGAACTTACGCCTAGAGGTGCTAAGATAAAAGATGCTAATGAACTTTTGTTTTTTAAGGGCGCTGATAGGGTTTTAAAATACATTAATAAACCTTTAGAGGTGCCTGTAGAAAATGTGTCCGACTTGTCTAAAGCAGAAGATTTTGATATAGAACACGCTGAGGGGCTATATACAGGGATAAAAGAACTAGACGATAAAATATATAAATTAACTTTTGGCACTTTAAATATTGTCACAGGAAAGTCTGGTGAAGGAAAATCTGTATTTGTCAATCAGGTAGCAATATGTCAATCTTTACAGCAAGGTTATGATGTGTTTGTATTTAGTGGCGAACTGCCAGCCCCTATTTTGCGTAATTGGGTAGAAACCAATATGATAGGACGAGATAATATTACTATGAAAGATGACCATGTTCGTATACTAAATTCAGACCAAAGAAAATTAATGCAAAACTGGTATAGCGGGCGAGTATTAGTTTATGATGACGACTATAATACTACGGCAGACGCTCTTTTAAGAAAAATGGAAGAGCTTGCTCGTAAGTGTGGAACAAAGGTATTCTTAATCGACAATTTAATGATGATTGATTTAGAGTGCAGTGAGGATGGTCGTTTGCAAGCAGAAAAAGAGTTTGTAAACAAATTAATATTCTTTGCTAAAAAGTTTAATGTGTTAGTGTTTCTAGTGGCACACCCTCGTAAAACCGGTGAAATTAGGGTGACCAAAGAGGACATTGCTGGTAGTGGAAATATTGTTAACTTAGCACATATGGTATTTAGTGTACACAGATATACAGACCACGAAAAAGAGGGTGAGGTAAACTCTAGAAATCAATATATAAAGGGTAAAGAGCCGATAGATTTCGATTCTTGCATAGAGGTTTTAAAAAATCGTATAACAGGAATACTACCGCTCGTTAATTTGTATTTTGATTATCCTAGTTATCGTTTTTATAAAACACCAGAAGAATTGTGGTTTAGATATGGCTGGAATAAAGATACTTCTAAGTTAAGAACGGACGACCCAAATATACATAAAAAGATAGAGGAGAGCCCTTTATGACAGTAGATGAAAAAATTGCATTTGCAAGAAACGAGTTAAAGAAATTTGACAACATAAAGTTTTATGAAGAGCCTCATATATATACGACCGTTGACAAAGACGGAAAAGAAAGACAGTTTGGCATTTCTGTAACTACATTGGTTGGTCAATACGAGCAACCCTTCGATGAGCAAGAGGTCTCTTTACGAAAGTCTATTAGAGACGGCATACCACAAAAAGAAATATTAGATATGTGGCATTACGAAAGAGACTTTGCTTGTTGCAAAGGCACGCACACTCACGCCTATAATGAATTTTTATGGCGTGGTGGTAAGTTGTATGATTATGATAAAAAGGCGGTTATTAACGAATTTGGTAGAGATGTGATAGCACCAGTTTGGAATAAACTAAAAAGAATATGCGAAAGTTTTTATAATAAGTTTCATGACCGAATAATACCAGTCGGACTAGAACAATATGTCGGTAGCGTTGATTATGATATTTGCGGAGCCATTGACTTTCTTGCATATTCTAGAAAATTAGACGCTTTCATTATTATAGACTATAAGACTAATAAACAGATAAAAACGACGGCATTTGATGATACTTGTATGTTAGCGCCACTAAATAGAATACCAGATTGCAACTTTTATCATTATAGTTTACAGTTGGCAATATATAAGTTTTTATTAGAGTATGAAACTAATTTAAAAATATACCCAACTAAGTGGCTAGTTTGGATGAATGAGGTTAACGACGATTTTGTATTATATGAGTGTGAGAATTTAGATAATGAGGCACATAAGGTATTAGAAAAAAGAAAAAAGGAGATAGGTTATGTTTGAAAACACATTGGCATTTAAACATTCTTTAAAAAAGAATAAATTATTAGACCAATTAGAAAAAGCAAAAGATGCTGGCAAAGATTGGCTAGTGAAACAAATAGAAGAAAAATTAGATATTTTAAATAAAAAATATTATTCAAATGTTTTTTGGAATAGTGCTGAGCTAGGAACATATAAAAAAGAGGAAAATAAGGAGGAATAATATGGATATAAACACACTAAGTTCTTGGGGTTTATCTAAAGCAATCTATGACATTATAGAAAATGGTTTTTCCTTTGATGAGGAAACTGGTGAAATTTTATTTACGAGTGATGACCTAGAGAAACTCGAAGAGTCATTAGATAATAAATTAAATGGTGTTTGTGGCTTTATAAAGTTTACAGAAAGTCAAGTAGACGCTCTTAAAAAAAGAAAAGCAGAAATAGATGAGAATATTAAATTTTATTCTAATCGTGAGGAAAGACTTAAAGAATTTTTAACAAGATTTATGCAGCTTAATAATATTAGTAAAAAAGAATTGGCAGATTATCGTTTAGGTACTAGAAAAAGCTCGTCTGTTGAAATTACTGATGAGGCAGCAGTAATAAATTTCTTAAAAGAGAATCCTGAATATAAAGAGGCTTGTTTAAAAGTAGAAACTACTACAAAATTAGTTAAACCTGGATTAAAAGACGTTTTGGCAGAGAAAGAAATTCCTGGAGCACAAATAGTAGAAAGGAATAATATAACTATAAAGTAATATGAGAGATGAGATATTAGCTTTTAATTTTACGGTAGCTGAAGCGGATATTATAATAAATGCGTTAGAAGAAAGAGCGTTGTTAATAAACAATTTGAAACAAAAGATATATGATTCAGCAACGGCGCAGGTACAAAACATACAGACTGCCAAGGCTCTTATGGAAACCGCAAACACTAAAGATAAAAAGAGGAAGGCAAAAAATGGAAAATAAAAATATAACATGTAAAGATTGCGGAAAACAATTTGTGTTTTCTGTAAGAGAACAGCGCTTTTATGAGGAAAAGGGTTTTGTGGCACCCGTAAGATGTAAAGATTGTAGAAGCGCAAAGAAAAATACTGATATTGAAATAAAAAAGATATACGATAAACTTAAAGCAAACACTATAAAAATTTAGGAATCAAAAGGGGGTTCGCTATGGATGTGAAAGAGTTTAAAGATATTATAGAAAACATCGTTGATGTAGAAATGAATAAACAAGGAATTACAAAATTTATTGCGGCAAAAGTAGCGTCCGTTAATGAAGATGGAACTATTAATGTATATTTACCTCCAGACAATACGGACATCATTACTGGTTTATTAAATAAGACAGGCCGCAGTTTATTTCAGGGGGATTCGGTAGAGCTTTGTGCAAAAAATGGAAAGATAAAAAATGCTTGGGTTGCAATTAAGCATGGCGAAAACTTTGTTGTAGACGGCGGTTCAAGCAATAATGAACTTATGCCAATAGGTACTATCACCCCTTATGGTGGGGATATTGCTTATATACCAGAAAATTGGTTATTGTGTGACGGCCGTGCCGTTTCAAGAATAACATATAGCGCTTTGTTTGGCGTAATAGGTACGAGTTTTGGATTAGGCGATGGGTCTACGACATTTAATTTACCAAATTTAAAAGGCAAAATTCCTGTTGGACGAGATACAACCGATTCAGCTTTTGATACATTAGGCGAAACAGGAGGAGAAAAAGAGCATATACTTACTGTTAATGAAATGCCTAGTCATAATCATACATTAGATGGGGGCAATGGTCTTACTGATGCTGATTATTTTTTAAAAAGCGGTTCTGCATATGCAAACGCTCCTTCGATAACTAAAGGTGGAGATTGGT